AGTCCTTTTAATTCTTATTTTACTTGCCATGACTACCAGTTACCTCCGTTAATTTCCAAGTTTTGTGTACTACCTGGGGTTAAGTCTAAAGTGGCCTGCCACTTTGATGTTGATGAATTGTATACCAAAACCATTCCATCTTGTAATCCACCAGATATATCAATATCAGATAGTGCTCCTAAAGTACTACCAGAACCTCCAAGGGAAGATAAGACTTTAATAGCATTTTCTGAACCAACTCTTACTTTTATGTCTGCCATATTTTTAACTTGTAGTGGTTACTCCAGCAGTAACAATTGCACTGCCTTCAACAACTCTTGTTTTCAAATTAGAGCCGTCTTTCAATAACAGATCATAACTATATCTTCCTGGTTTTAAATCATTAGTCACCGTTGATCCTAAAGATATTCTCACTTGCCCCGCAGTCCTATCAGGAAAGGATACGGAAAAGGTTGTAGTAGTAGTCAATGATACTGGAGATTTTTTCATTTTTGAAAATCCAGTATATCCAGTTAAATTTAGAGGAGCATTATTAGTACCCTCAAGATTGAAGGTCTGTCCAAAGTCAGCCCCCACATCAATTACTATATTGCTAACGTATGCTGCCATTAGTCAAATAATTAGAATCTATCTGTTAGATATTTATAATTCAATTTTGCACAATTGATTTGAGAAGATTTTTGATTTCCTCAATATCACTTTTCATTGAATCTACATCCGATTTTAAATTATCAAATTTTATTTTTTCTTGATACTTTCTTTCGGATATTCTCAAAAATTTAGAATATTCATCCATATCTCTACTGACTATTGCGTTAGATTCCATATCTCTAACTAAAGTAGTATCAGTATCAACCTTTAAATATTGTTTCATCCTTGATATGAATTCAATGCTATTGCTCTAAAGTTTTTAAATCTTGGTGGTTTAGACTGATCTTTAGATGTCATAATAACTTTTATCATAAATCCATTAAATGGTGCAGTATTATCAGCAGTATACTTATATTCACTGAATCTATTTTTTCTAGTGTTTGGAGAAACAAATTTATCTGGTCCTCCTACATTAGATTCACGAACTGATGCACCAATACCAACATTGAATGGAATGTAACTTTGATTTGCATTTCCTTCATCATCTCTGAAAAGTTTATAGAATACACGGAAATTAGCACCCTCTTCCCTATGTCCATCAAACATTACTTGTAATGAATTTGATGGGAATTCTAAATTAATTCTTCCAGTTTCGTATATGGCAGAAGTTTTTCCAGATCTTCTCTTAACTGATCTTGGATCAGGATCTATCCTGTAATCAGTAATTTCATCATCTACAAGATTACTAATAGCAATACAACGAGTTGTATCCAAATCAATCATAGGAGAAACGTTTCTATTGTTAGTAGAAAGTACTAATTCAAGTGCAAATGATTCTTCATTATCAAGTAAATTATATTCATTAGTTCTAGAAGCAATAATTCTTGGAGAATCTAATAAGTTTAATCGATTTAGAGAAACATTTTCATATCCAAGATCAGAGAATGAAGATTCATTTCCACTAATACTAGTTCCAGAAGTCGTTTTTATTCTAGATGTAACAGTGGTTCCTGATGGAGAAATAAGACTAATTTTTGGATTTATTGCTTCAAAAGGTATATTTTGAGAAACTCTCAAATTACTTCCACCACCAATTTTAGTAGTTTTGAACATTTCAGTGCCAGCTATTGTTATGTAATAGTCATTTGCTCTAATTGGTTTATCTGCCATATTGTGAGTAGTATTAATACTCCTTAAAGATACCCCATTAAATTCATACTTACTAACATAATCATTTGCATCATGATCAGATTTAGTAGATTCATCAACACTTCTAGTTAATGATCCTAACTCATTTCTAGTAGTATCAACTGATTCATATCCAATAATCTCCTTTCCAACCTCAATGTATCCAGTTTTTCCACTTCCAACAGTTTGTCCTCCAAACTGTGCAAATGTTGATGCAGAACTAACCTTAATAGTTGTAGTATCATCATCAATTTTAGTAGATAAGATTACTGGAGCAATATCACTATCAAAATTCTTAATTCTAACTTTATTTACTCTAGAATGCATACCATGATTTCTATGAGAAACCTTTATAGTTTTACCATCCTTAATTGGGTCAGAAGTAACATCTAGTGGTCCATCAGTATATGTTTTAATTCCACTATTACCATCAATATGAGTAAATGCAGTTCCTACTGAAATATCGTCTTTCAAGTTATTAACAATGAGTGTATCAGTAACAGTTACAACTCCCACAACAGCACGAACTTGAGATCCAGTTAATCCAACATTACCAGATATTAAAGAATCTCCTGCTTGATAACCACCACCACTAGAAGTTATTGTGATTCTATCTACTTTACCATCTTTAACTCTAACACTACCAATTGCTCCTTCACCAAAACCACTAAGCGAAGTAAATGCTATTCCAGTATATGTAAGTGTACCTGATGTTGGTGTTATTCCAATACCAGTTGCACTATGTGCAAAAGTAACAACACCAGTAGTATTAACGTCATTAGAAGGATATAATGGACCACCAGATTTAATTACATTTCCAGAATTTGAACCTTGAGTAATAGTAGTTCCTTCCAAGAAAGTACGAGTAGTTGTTCCTATACCAACAGTTTGTGTCTTAGAGTATGCTGTAACTGGATTTTCTTTGCGAATTTTACCCCAAGGTAATTTTGCATTATTTAATATTACAGCAGATTTTTGACCAGTAACAAACCATGCTTTGTTTAATTTGAATTTTAAATCTTCAGTTTGACTTTCTGTCCAAAGTTCACTATTTTGTGATTTGAATAATGAACCTAAACTTGGTTGCTTGTCATTTATCCTATTACTGAATATATCAACTTCTCCCATTCTTGTAATGAATACATTCCAACCAAGTTCTGGTGTTATCAATACAAGTGCATATCTTCCATCACTCTCCAAATATACTGGAGTTGGAAATTCAAAATTTGTTGGGGTCTGTCCATCAGTAGATATTCCAGCTAAAGAAGACTTAATTTTAGTTTGACCAAATGGAACTACAGTTGTAGAAGGACGACCACCATCATCCAACTCTCTTATCTGTACAGTTACATCACTAGTATCCTTTGTCTTAAAGTAAAGAGAACCACCAGTAATAAAGACTCCATCTTGGTAATCATCTCTAGGAACAATAAAGGATTGTGCTATAGGATCACCCCATCCTTGTTCTGAAACAGTTGTTCTCTGATCAATTGTTTCTCTTACTGTATTTCTTTCAGTAATTCTAGAAACGGGTTGAGATCTAATTTCTCTTCTTTCAATTTTTGGTGATTTTATTGAAAGTGTTTGTTCTACACTATACTGTGTATGTCCAGAAGCAAGATAAGTTCCTTCTGCAGTACTTTCACCTGGATCAAGTATTTCTGAATTATTTGGATCAGATGTTACCTTAATGGTACTTAATCCAGTTCTGAATGTAGGATTATTGTTTCTTGATGGATCTGGAATACAATACGAGAATATTAATTCTCCAAATTCATCACTCATAAGTGCTAAAGTTTCAACCCTTGCTTCTGCACCAGTTAATTCTTCAACTAAAAGTTGACCTTTTCTAACCCAACCAATACGATCAGAATCTCTCATTGATGAAAGATCAAAAGTATCAACATTAACTGTAGTACTAGTTGCAGAATATGAATTAGTTAAAGTTTTCTGATCTGATGGTTGTACTGTATATGTTTCACTAGGATTATTAAATCTTCCATACTTATGATTTGCTTGAGCAAGTCTAAATTCTACAGCATTATTTTGATTTCCTCTTCTCCTTCTTCTTCTCTTTGCTGTAAGAATATCACCAGTATTGAATGATCCCTTAAGCATAGTAATTGGAAGTAATTTTGGAATACAATATTTGGTTACATCAATATTTTCCATAAAGACATAATATTTGGTATTTGGTTTCAATCTAGTTGCAACAACTTCAACGTTTCTAGATCTACAATTAAATACAGTTTCAAATCCAGTAACTTTATTTGCTAATTGTTGAGTTTCTGTATGTGAAGTTAATTCAAGAGCAAATTCTCTTTCAACACCTGATTGTGTAGTAACAGAATTGGTAATACGATCTGTAGTTGTTGTGGTTTCTGTTCTTGTTAATCTTCTACCAAAATCATTAGTACTGGTGGAACTAGTACGATCTTCAGTCCTAGTACTAGTTGAAGTACTGGAAGCACCCCAAGTAGTTTCAGTAGTATTCCACTGTCCATCAGCCATTCCACCGTTCTCACCATCAACACCTAACAATAATGCAATTGCTTCAAATGAATTGTCTCCAATATTAATAACTTCTGGTTGATCAGCAACAACTTCATCTATCCAATAATCTGCTTCTGGAGTTAACTCAAGAATACCTGTGTAATTTGTAACAGCAAATGGATTTAAATTTTCTACTCTAGTTGCTAATGGTTGTTCAATGAATGTAACATTGTCATATTTTAGTGTTAGTCCAGAACCATTTCTTGTAATATTTTCGTCATCAAAATCAGAATTGAATCTATAATCAGTATTAATAGGATCCAATTTTGAAGATTTAGTTTCAAACTTTAGAGCAAATTGTCTTTCAGTTGATCTAGGTCTGCATTCTCCCCTTCTCTTGTCTATATCATAATTTGATTGTCCTCTAAAATTACGTTTCTTATGATTTCTAAAATTATCAACAAAGAAACCAGATTTAAACTTATCTAATCCAGTGTTTGGATCTTTAATTGCCAAGTTTTTAGTATCAGTTTCTAAAAGACTTAAACTTGTATATTCTTCTAAAGTTTTAATTCTACCCTCAAGGTTACCAATGTCAGTCATAGTATACCTCTTATGAGGTACCAACATTATCTTACAATTATCTGTACTATTGTACATGTAAGGTTCCATTGTTATCATAGCAACTTCAAAACCTTCATCATTTGGAACTGGTGGTTTTGGATCTTCTGATGGTTCTCCTTCCTTTAACTCAAAAATACCATCTTTAGTTAAATACAACCTATCAATTCTACCAAGATAGTAACTATAATCAGCAAAAACTGTTTTATTGGAAACAAGTGTTTCTGAACCAGTTGTATTGAATTTTCTATTGACAAATGAGAATGGTGAACTAGTTCCACTATATGCATCAACTCTTGGTCTTAAATCTATAAAATCAGATGCTCTATCATCAATAACAAATGGAATTTCATTTGTATAGTCTAATCCATCATAACTAGTAATAGTTTCAATACTACCACTAGATTCTGTATTCTGATAATAATCAAATACAATCTTCAATTTATTTGATGGTGCTTCCGTATCATCACGTCTTATTAATCTAGCATAATCTACAAATTCTTCTCTGTGACCTTTATCCAATTCAAAACTACTTCTTATATCTCTATCTCCAGGTAACAATACACTAATATTTCCTACAATACCAGAGGTTTTTAGAGTAAAATCTTCTCCAATTTCAAATTCTTCATCATTTTCATATACAAATTCAAATTGAGAAGCAGTAACTATTCGAACTACTCTTCCTATAGCTCCAGAAATATTACCTATAAATTGCTCACCAACAATCACATTATCATTATCAAAAACATCCGATGCATTTGTTGATGTAATAGTTGGTAATGATGGTTCATCAGTATTATTTGATTCAAATACACCTAAAACTCTGTGTCCATCTGCAACATTCAATGATATTTCTTTATCTTGAACTCTTAAACCATAACCACCTGCACTATAAGTTAATCCATCATTGAGTGTAGTTGAACCAATACCAGAACCAGAATTAATGGATTTATCCACAACAAGAGTACTACATCTAGTAATATCTTTTGTTTTTGTTACTAATGATCTTCTCTTAAGAGTAGTGGTAAATGTGTAAGATTTGCTACCTGCAAGTCCCTTAAGTTTAATCCATGTATAGTCAGAAGCAAATTCTACTTGACCTTCTACCAATTCTTCTCTATGTCCAGTATGATTAGGCCAAACTGGACTTGGGAAGTTTTGTATAAGTACATAATCATCAGCATCAAATCCTTCAAATACTAATGTTTCTGGATTTTGATCACCCAAATCAGAAATATTAAATGTTACTTCACCATTTGCACCAGTAGATTTTGTAAATTGCTTTCTTACAATATAAGAAGAATCCAAAAGATTCAATGATGCAATATTGTCATTTTGAATTGGAATTCTATAACCAGGTTGTTCTGCTTGATTTAATCTTGGTACAAGTACATCCAATTCAGTAGTTTTGGTACCAGCAGCTACTGAAGGAAGAAATCCTCTATTAACTCCAGGAACTTCTGATTCACTATCAACTATAAAATTATCTTCATTAACAACATTAACTTTAGCAAAACTTGGTACACCATATGAAGCTATTGTTGATACTCCAACCTCTCTATTATCCCATCTAATGATATCTCCTACTTTCAAGTAAGAACGAAAATCTGATATAGCAGCTGAGGTTACTGTTGAAATACCTGTATTTGTATTAGAAGCTCTAGTAAATTGAAATTCAATATTTTGAGGAAATACTTTCTTTACTTTATCTAATACTAAATCAGCAGTAAATGTATTACCAACACCAGTATTGGTACCAGACAATTGAGTAGATATTCCAATAGCTTTAACTGATTCAAAATCATAATCAGTCGCAACCCCTACATTTCTACCAACATCTCTTCCATTAATTAATAGTGGTTCATTAATTTGGAATTCTCCTGAAACATCATTTAAACATATAGAAGTTGTATTATTTGTAGTATTAAAAGAAAAACCACTAGCACCACTATATTTTCCTTCTACATGATCGTGAGCAGAAATAGTTAATGCTAATCCTACAGTTATCTTTGTAAATGTTTGTATATCAAATAACCTCATATCAAATCTTTGAGCTTCTTTTGTAGTAGCGATTCCAGTAGTACTTTCATTCCAATCAAAAACTCTTGCTTTACCAATTATTTCTCTACCACCAGATAATACTCCACCTGTAAGATTTTGCTGTCTTCTATCTAACAAATCTATAGAATAATCACTAGAAGAACTAAATCCAATAATTGGAGAACCTTTAACATTATTGACAGTTATAATATTACCAATTTTTATAGGTAATGCTTTATTTTTCTTTGTTCTTTGGGTTCTTGGTTTTATTACATCTATAGCAGTAGTACCTGATTTTCCAATTTCATATCCTCTTACATATGCCTTTCCAGCAGACATTTGTAAACAGAATACGTCATCTGAAGGAGTATTTCCATTTTGAGTTACTTGTGTATCAAAATATAATCCATTATTACCCAATCTATCATTCAATGATTCCCTAACATCTATTGAGAATGGTCTAACATAGTAATCTCCAGATTCATCGTAAGTTCTTCTTGCTAAAGCATCCTCAAAATAATTAAAATCTGTTACTTCTTCATGTTTTTTAACTGTACCATTCTCAATACGCATCAATTCTACAAAAGACTTATCATCTGGATCTGTAAGTAGTTTCTTTGATAAAGTTGTTGCTAGTGAAAATCTATCTGCACCAGGTGCTGCTTCATTAGAGAAACCTTGTGCATTATCATATAAATCTCTATTAACCGAACTTGCTGTAACAAGACTTTCTGTAACAGTAAGACCAATCTTATAACTAGGTGTATTTGTATATTGATCAAGTATAAGTGTTTCTTTAGGAGTTTTTACAAAGAATCCCCTAAGAAAATAGATACCCTCACTAATAGAAACAGAAGAACCTATTTTAGTTGCTCCAGTTGATATGCAACTTGCAAATGAACTATTTGCAGCAATTTTTGTTGTAGAATAGTTAATATCAGATAGTGCAATTAAATTTTCACCATCCAAAAATGTCTTTCTTTCACCACCATCACCAGAAGAATTATATTTTACATATAAGGTATTAAAATTATCACTAGATTCTATTTCAGTTAATCTATTAACTACTGTAGCAGTAACTCCTGATGTTTCTCCTTTAATCTTAATATTATTATCTACTAACTCTTTGGTATATAAATTAACTGGAATATTTAAAAACTCTGGATCTACCCTTACAGCAAAATATTGAGTATCAAGAGTAGTTCCACCAGGAACTACAACTGTACCTTCTTTGAAAAAATATTGACCAAATCTTTCTATTTGA